TTTAACTCATTATGGTTTTTAATAGTGTATAGCACTACCTTGGCATTGCTGGAGTTTCACACGATGCGGTAATCCCAAAACTACATTTTTATGCTGCTTGTTGGAAACCATCGGTTATTAGATGATTAACTATAGGTCTTTGATACCCATAAGGGGGTTACCAGTCAGCTCCTTTTTATAGAGGGGGAGTTGCTACCCTTATAACTCCGAAAGTAGCCTGACCCTTGGGGTAACCATGGGATGTTTGCCTACCCCTACCCCTAAAATTTTCCCAATATTAAAAAGGGGTAAAGCAATCCTAAAGCCGGATTTATATAGCTGGGGTAATTTCATTAAGAACGGTGGCCATGAATTCGGTTATATCAGTTTCAGATATGGCGGTCAGCGCTTGATAGATAACCTCATCCAAATACTCCACATTTATCTCTGCATCGTATTCCGTACTCATCAAGTGGCGAATTTTCTCCGGCATCGCAAGATACTCCGCTTTCATTGCCATGACTTTATTTATAGCCCTATCCTCAATGGGCTGAGATAACACCAATTCGCCACGCTCTATAGCTATCTCAATCTCTAATAGCTGTCGTTGTAGGTTTTCTTTAAGTGTTCGCTCGAAGGTGAGATCAATCACCTCCCCAGTAGCGGCCTTGGCTTTCATTGAACTGCGAATCGTTGGCACAATCTTCTTATCATGTCATCGATATGCTCGGCGCTGGATTTTGGCTTATCTTCTTGCTGACCTTGTAGATAGAGTTTAAGCATCCGATTTAAAGCGGCCTGAGTAAACTCATCCAGTAGCGCGGTGAGATATTCAATATCCCTTTGGGTTTTCGTCTGGGATAACCTTGATTTGATGTGGCCGGAAAGTGCTTGTATTTCGTCTTTAGCTTGCTCGAAGGTAATTGGGTTATCTGTCTGCATGGTGTCGCTCCTTGGTTGTTTAAGGCTCTAAGTGGGCTAATGCTTCATCGGTAAAGCGGCGAATAATGGCAATATCTAAACCAATTCCATACCGCTTTTTGGTTTGCTTGATGATTTCTTTATCTGCGAGATACAGTTGCTTTTTGATGTTCGCATCCCAATAGCTCCATATCAATTCATGCTGGGAGATATTCAAAACCTCCAGCTTTCGCTTATCGAGCTTTATTTGCAGTAACTCACGCTCGCATCGTTCTTTCTTGGCACGCTCCTGCATTAAATCTAAATCCTGCTCACCATTGGTAAAGGTAGCGACATGGCCAGCCGCGATGGATCTCTGCCTATCCATATACGCTCTGGCAATATCATCTAGCGCCATGGTTTTGTAATCGAGTGCGAGCTTTTTCATCTGCTCGGCGGCGGAGGCTTTCTTAATCCCTAAATGGGTAGCTATTTGCTGGAGGCTGGGCATTAATCGTATGCCCCGTCACCCGACAAAGAATATGAGCGATTTTCGCGGTCTCTAGCGCCCACGGTCGGAGTCGCTGGAAAGTACCTTTTTACTTTTGGAGGGTTATTACTCATTACTGCTACCCTCAGGCTCGCTAATGGGCTGGGTGAGCTTGGAGTAGTGGGTTAAATCAGGCAATAAGCCTTTAATCCTCAGTAAGAGATCAAGATGTACTTTGACCCAAAAGGGCACCTGACCCGCTTTAGACCATGTACCAATAGTGCTTTGACCCATACCAACATAGCGCATGAATTCAGTTTTCTTAATCCCCAATGCTTTCAGTTGTTCGGAAAACTGCTCATACTCCATGAATTTCTTATGCTCCATTCTGATTCCTTAGATGGTGATATTCGTTAAACCACTTTAAACCGTTGCCCTCATGCAACAATCCTTAATACTCAATTACATTATTAAAACAAGCTAAACATACTCTAATATAACAATCCTATATTCTATATGGCTTAGCGGGTAGGGGTACATTGCGGATAATTAGCGTTATGTCAAACAAGAATTACTTATTTACATTAATAATACACAAGTTAATTAATTGTTTCAAGTATTTATTGTTTATCGTAACTAATGGCTTTCCGCTTGAGTGCCCGCATCGATGCAACACATTACCCTGCTCATGCCTCTGCTCCATAGGTGGCATATAGATTGAACGGCTCGCTCAACAAGTGCGCTCTGATCCCATGCTGGTAGGTTTGCGCTGTTTGCCAATCAGTTGAAGATGGTCTGCTGTTTCCGCATTGGACTAAATCAAGGGAGTTATCCGCTTGAATGACGGTATCAATCTGTTTTAAGTAGATAACCCTAAGAAAGTCCCTAGCCTTGGCAATCTCCGCAACAAACCATTCTGTCTCGATATAAGGCCTCATGACAACACATCCCTGCTCTGGATCAAAATAGTGAATGGTGTACGGCGCTAGATAAGCAATTGGAGAATGGAGCGTTTTTAAGACGGGGATAATTTTGGCTTTATTGGCTTTGAGAATCGGTAGCCATTTTTCATAATCCAGTCCGCGCCCAAATACTTGCACCAATCCATCTTCGGAAAGTTGCAAGCATAGGCCGGCCATCTTCGCGCCTCGTACGATTTGAAGCGCATCCATTAAAACGCTTCTCCAGCAAAATGATCCCCAGAAAACCCTTCTTTCGTTGGGCTTGGGGGTGTTTTATCCGCAACACCGCCACAAGCCTTATAGAATATGGGTTTTTCTGTTGCGGAAGGTGTTTTGTGTTGCGGCACTCCCGCAACGCTTTTCCCTATATGTTCATTGGCTTGTGGCGTGTGGCGGGAGATTTCGGGGGTAAGCCCAGAAGGAATAGTATTTGTGTACCTTTCCCAGATTTCGGTAAATTGCTGTAGCTCGAATCCTTTTGGTGTTCCCATTCCAATTCTTACTGTTTTGGAGATGATCCCGTACCCTCTCAATAGACCCGATAATTGTTTTGGGCTTATCTCTCTGCCTCGGTTATAAGTTTTCCATGCCGCTTCCTCGTCAGCACATAAGCCAAGAATTAACTCTGCCGATGAAATTCTATCGGTAGCCTTATGCTCAAAAACGGCTCGAATATCCTCCAGTAATTCAGTTTTAAAACTCTTTGTATCTTGTTTGTTGGAAAGTTTAACGGCGGTCAATCTTGCCAATTCCGGCCACTTTCCGCCTGCTAAATCAGCAATTGCTAGTAATCCCTCCCAGTTATCTTGCTCTCGGTCTGAGAGTGTCTCTGGTAATACTGGGCTGGCATGCTCAATATCGAAACGGTGATCCGATGCCCATCTTAAAATCTTTTGCCGAATTGGTTTAAAGACTGCATCGTCTTTTGCCCTTAATCGCTCAATCGTTTCACTTGGTAGCTTACGGCGCAATTCCAGAATGATGGCTCTGCTGGTAATCGTATCGTGTAGGTTTTTGTTTCCAATGCCAGAGAGAGCTTTAGCCGCCCAAGTAGAAAACCGTACGGGATCAAAATTATCCCCCTCCACCCGCATAACAAACGCATTAGAGCGAGTATGACCTGAGTTAATAATCCCTCTCAAATCTTCGTTTTCACCCAAGAAGGTATCTGTCTCATCTATCAATAGGGTAGGTTGCCATGCCTCAATCGAGCGAAATAATGCCGGTGCGCTGATATTGGATGTAGGCAATGGATGAAAGCAAAGTTTGCCCAATAACTCCAGAAGTTTAGATTTTCCACAAGCCTTTTCGGGCGCGGTAATGATTGCAAGTGGCGCGACATGAATCGCATCCATTAAATAAGTCATAACGACCCATAAGGCAGTAGCATGACCCACCTCAGGCTGGCAAATTATGTATTGGTGAACCACATTGGCAATATCAGATAAAAGAGCTTCGCCATGGACTAACTCTGGCCATGGATCATCATCATTAAAAAAGTGGGATTGCTTGGATTGTTCAAAACTTTGCTTTTCTTTGACTGCACTATCCAAAATACTAACCCTGTCTATACCCAATTTTTTAGCTTCATTCTTACGCACCTTGTCATATTCAATGGCGCTTAATTTTGATAATCGCTCGATTACTTGGTCTTGTGTCTCGTTAGTTGCGTCTGGAATAGTGGGGGCTGGATCGCTATGCTCGATAACTGCTTCATGCACGCATGGTAGGCGCTCTATATCCTGTTTAGTTGCTAATGGGTGTAAGGCTAACCAATCGACTGCATCGCCCTTCTCAGGCAGTCCTAGTGCTTTTACATCAATCATTTTTGGAGTGCCACCCTTCAATAAGAGAATGGCCTGCACTTCCTCGGCATGCTTATATCCTGCTGGATCGTTATCCGGCCAAATTAAAACCATATCACCGCGTAAGGGGGAAAAATCTGCCTTGTCGTGACTGGTTGATCCGCCGCTAGTAGTGGCGCACAATCCCAACTTAATTAAAGAATCGGCGCATTTTTCACCCTCAACAAAATAGATTAAATCGGAATCTATTAGGGTATGCAATTTATAGAGTGGCTTTTTACCAGAGAATTCCGGCTCCTTTAATTCAAACTGCCCAGCATTAAAGCGCATAGGGAAAATCTTTTTCTCACCTGTAGCGGGATTGCTTAATCTGATCCTCCAGTAACTAGGCTCACCCTGCTCATTGGTGTATTCATGCAATGCCTCAGGCTTGAATCCCTGCTTAATATATCCCTGTGACAGTTTTCTAGCGCCTTCCTGTATTTGCTTTTTAGGGAGTTGGTTAATGGTTTGCATATTGTTCTTTCCATGCGCCTAGAGCTTTGCAGGCATCTATAAAGCGCATTGAGTATTTCAGTTGATGGAAGGCCAGTACATCGCCGCCTTTAGCTCCGCATGCCATACACGCGAAAGCGCCGGAGAATGGATGGATCCTTAGGCTGGGCTTGGTATCTTCATGGAATGGACAAATAGCATTTCTCCACGCGCCCGATCCAATCAGCTTTAAGTCCTGACTTTCGTAATAAGTAAGTGCTGGGGGTAGTTTGTCTTTGTCTAATGACATTTGCGCCCCTCTTTTTGGCTTTGCAGTTGCTTAAATACTTTTTGGTTGGCTGCCTGCCACGCATCCTCTAGCGTCAAGTGCTCTATTGCTAAGGAGAGCGTATTGATAACCCCGAATAAATACAGAAGACGGCTATCAGAGTTTGATCGGCATAATTCATCTAACTCAGCAACGATAGCGGGATCGTGAAATACCTCTGAGGCCGTTTTAAGGTGGCAAAGAATGAAGTTTTTTAATTCATCATTATTTGATAGTTGCACTTCATAACCGCCGAATTGAACTTTGATTGGATTATTCATGGGATAACCTCATCTTCGGCAAAAGCCAATCAGCGAGCTTTAAAGGGAGATAGCCATTTACGGCAAACCATATTAAAATTCTGGAATAGTTTGTTTTAAATTGCTCTGCCACAATCCCACCCTTGCCGGTGGGTTTTTGGTTTTTGGTTTTCATTATTTACCCGCCTCATATCCGGCTGGATCATTACAAAATTCTTGAAGCTCGGATTCTTTCCAGACCACTAGACGATTACCTAAAGCGATCCGCTTTGGAAACTTTCCTAAGTGTTCAAGCTGCGTAACTTTTGTTCTGGATAAACCCGTCTGACTGCTGACTTGCGGGAAGCGCAGTAGAGCGCTATTTGCTGGTTGATTCTGTTTCATGGTTCACCTATCTATCTTGATTAAGCTATGACTGCTAGCCGACAAGTGAACGGTAAATCTATACCCCTTATGCTTCAATGAATCCGCGATGATTAAATCAAAATCTCCATACCTCTTAACCGTTAGTGTGTACCTCTTAACGGCTGAGAGGTAAATTGGTCGGATTTTTTCTGCAATCTCTTACATATTGAGCGATCTTTCTTGGCGCATTGGAATCCTCCAGCTTGTAGTCTATACGGCGAGCCTCTTTCAATACTTTATCTTTAATGCGATCCGCTATATATGACGCCGATTTATCCAAAGAGAATGTTTTAACTTCATTTGATACAAACGACTTTAGAAGCTCTAATTTTCCCAGTCTTTTGTCTTTACTTATACCGGCGTTAATTTTGTTTGCTTCGCTCAAAATCCTTTTTGGATCGAATCTCATATCTAAGCATAGCGCTCCAATAGCTCTATTAGCCTCCGCATAATCCGCTAAAAAATATTCGGGATCGGAATTATTGGCAGATCGTTTTATCCCAAAATGACAGCATATAAAGCAAACTGCAACACCAGAAAAATTAGTGCCAGCCTTCCAGAATGGATGAACTCGATCTTCTTTTTTTAAATCTATTTCTTTTTGAAATTTTTGCATTTCAGTCTTAAAACTTCCATGCTTTTTATCTTGATTTAGATGGAGATCATAAAGATAGCTGAGGTCAATAAGTAAAGACAAAAATTCTATCGTCATCCTCTGGTATGGCTTTCCAAGCAAGCTCATTGGTTTATCCAAGAATTTACCTAAATCAAATTTTTTTAAAGTAAGCGCATCTGCTGGGGCTGCCTTATGAGAGTTGATTGCTTTGGCAATTACATCCCACCTAGCTTCCTCTGCCTTATTCAGAAATTCGGCGGCCTCGTCTGTAGTGGCAAGATAATGCTCTCTGATTACTCGTTTACTTTGATCTGTTGCCATGATTCCGCCTCGCATACCGCAATTAAGTAACTTGGCCAGCGCATTGCGGTAATGCGTTTTCGCTCCGTCGAGCTAGGCCAAGCTGCAAAAGGTTTTTGCTTTAACATTTAATGATGTTTTTCAGCGCTCTTTTTAGCAGCTCTTTCTGTCAGAATAAATTGCGCATCGGTAGCAATGGTATTTAATGCCCGAATGTTGGCAATAGCGCTACTAGCGCCCCATAGTAATTTAGCCACCTCGTAACCACTAAACTTTGAATCACTAGCCTCAGCATATCCACTCGCTAGCGCATCAAAAATATGCTCATTGTTTACTGACTGGCAGTCGGCATCCTCTGACATTCTCGCCATCCGCTTTAAATCTTCATCGCTTAGCTTTCTAGCTACTGCGTGATAAAGGCTTTCAAATAGACGGGAGGGGCTTACAAGGCGATCCGGTAAGTCGAGTGATAACTCGCTAGCATTAGCTGATAAATGCTCATGCCATGCTGCTTTATTAACTTCCTCGCTGATGCTGGTATTTTCTTTAAAATCAATCTTAGCCATAATACAAACTCCTTTTTTGTGTTTTGGTTAGCTGGGGGCTTGCTCTCGTACAGTAAACCCCAGCGCCTTTACTTGAAACCGTCAAGCCGGTATTTTTAAATCTTTATCCTGCTTTTAATTGAATAACTGGAGCATCTGCCTTTATTGCATCCAAGTAATTTGCCCAATCCTGCAACATTGCTTTGCGTTGCGGTAAATCTTCAAGGTGCTGCTCTCTGAAGTAGGCCGAATGGGTTTTACTTCCATTGATATGCGATAGCTGACGATGAATAAATCCCTCTTGATAACCTAAAGCCTTTAGTTGAGTGGCTGCCATAGCTCTAAATCCATGGACACTCATCTCATGCTTATATCCCATCCGGTATAGTGCTTGCAGGGGCGCAGTTTTATCCATGTAACCCCTTTTACCGCTTGAATGGAATACATACTTGCTGCCATTGGCCAGCTTTTTAAGGTGCTGGAGAATCTCTATCGCTTGTGCCGGTAGATCGACAATAAGCTCATAACTGCGCTGCTTAATGCGGCCTGTTGGAATTGTCCAGCGTTTTGCGTCAAAATCAAACTCATCCCATGTAGCCTCTAATAATTCCATCTTCCTGACAAATAGATAGGCAGAAAGTTGGAGCGCACGCTTGGCATACTCGCCCTTATAAGCATCTATATCTCTGAGCAATTGCGGGATTTTTGCCTTATCGACTGTAGGAAGGTGCTTGGTTTTGTTCACTTTGAAACCATCCTTAAACTTTGTATCTCGATAAATATTCCTCTCGCACAATCCCTCGGCCACCGCAAAACTGAAAATATCCCCACCGGTAATCCACAATTTACGATTCATTGAGTGAATACCTTTAGCCTCCAGCTTTCTATGTACCCTCATAAGGTCGGGGACTTTGATATGACTAATAGGCATGCGGCCTAGCGTTGGCAATAGATCGCGATCCAGTGATTTTCGTTTCTCTGTAATGGTTTTCTCAGTCTTTCCATCTTTCCATTTTTCAAACCATGCTTCAGAAACAGATTCAAAACGATTGTCATAAGCTGCTACCTTCTCGGCTTTCTGCCTGCGCCTGTCCTGCGCTGGATCAATGCCCTCTTTCCATAGTTTGCGTGCCTTGGTATGGGCTTCCCTAGCCTCTGCTAGGCTCATAATCGGATATACACCCAATGGCATGCTATTAGGTTTGCCAGCTATAGAGTAGCGATACCACCAATCGCTCTTACCGTTAGTATTGAAGTACAGCACAAGCCCGCCGCCGTCAGATTTAGAGATTCTTTTGAGTGGCAGCTCCTTCCTACTGTCGGCGAGAATTTTTCTTAATTCAGCATCCTGTAACTTATATAGCGCCATTAGGGACATTCCTCCACATCTTGTTTAGATGACTTTTTTAACTGTTTTTTGCACTTTTCACACGCTTTCTAATACAGTATTTACACACACTTTTCGTGATTTAGCTCATACTATCTCATTCGCTCTCATGTTGCCAATATTTCTTCTAAGCCTTATGAAATATAGCTTGTAGAGTTTCTTAAAACTTGAATGAGTGCGTTTACAAAAGAAGCAAAATGGGCTAAGCTAGAGGAATGATTGAATTTCTAAGTAATTGATTTATATAAGTATTTTTTAGATAATTTCTAGCTTTTGAGATTTACACTCATTTTTACACTCACTTTTAAGAAGTGATCCCCTCGAATACTCTGGTTTAATTCTTTTGCTTTTAATGTTGCTTTCCTGCGACGGCCATCAGCCACTAATCAATTTGGAGCGATCCAATAGCGCAGGGAATAGCCGATCACAATCAGGCCAATGGCAATTAAAAGGGTTTTAAGTGTTCTAGCGATCCCATTTTGTTTGCTATCTGCTACAGGCTGCAGTTGATGTGCTTCTTGCTCCGGCGCTGGTTGATCCAATCTTTTGCGGTAACTGAGGCCAGTACCAGATAAGCCAAGATTGCCGGTTACCTTATTACCCTTGATATTTATATCTGCGCCTCTCACCCCTAGCGATACACTGACACCTGACTTGCTGACATTCAATCGAATCAGTTTAGAGAGTGGAAAGCGCTTTTGGAATCTAAAGCCCATCTATGCCGCCTCTAATCTCCATGGTGCTTCTTCATATCCAGCAAGGTAATGAATAGCGCTGGAGCGCATTTTCTGAATCAAGGTATAGGCTAGCGTACTTTCCCAATCCGGTAGCCCATTGCATTGATATTCTAGGCAATCCAATCCTTTCAGAATCACAATGGCTGGGGTTATCTTGTAGCTAAATTGATATTGATAATCGTCGCTGGGCGCGAAAGCATCATATCTATGGTTTATGGCCTCCACATTGGCAGTATGTAAAACTCCAGCCAATCTACCCGCCTCCTTAGCGAATGAATAAGCCGCTCTAGGATTGCCATAGTAGGCCGTTACATCCTTCATTTCTGCCCACGATACCAATAGATTGATATGGGCATCCGATACGATAAAAGCGCTCATTGAATCACCTCGCTAGGTTTAACTCATTATGGTTTTTAATAGTGTATAGCACTACCTTGGCATTGCTGGAGTTTCACACGATGCGGTAATCCCAAAACTACATTTTTATGCTGCTT